TGAGAGTCATTAGAAAAATTTCTTAAATTTAAAGTAACCTGAGTGTTACCTGTTTGAGAGATAAAGTCTGGCACAAATCTTCTTATCTTCATGATAAACTCACCATCTCCCCTAATACTAGCAACACCTTGTTGCTGTTGTGTTATATCAAAATCTCCAGACTCGATGCTTGCAACTATCGCAGTTGTTGCTCCACCTCTAATCTGATCTGTTCCTGTCTCATGTTGATAATAGGTTGTTCTTCCCTCAGTATTTCCAACAACATCAAAAGATGAATCATTACCTGCGGTGTATTCTGTTGCATGTGGGCTACCAAATACGGCAGAATCTTGCCACATTGTCCTAGCTAATGTCCCCACTGTCCATACAGGTCTTTGCGGGGTAGAGTCAAAATAATTATATGCAACCATTCTATTTACAACAGATGATGAAGAAGTTGGATAGAACCACATAACTTCACCAAAAAGATTATTTAATCCAGCAGACACCATTTGATTACCTGATTCTAAATTAATATCATCAAATACATGATCCTCTACTAAGCAAGGTAAAGACTCTAGTTTACCAGCATATCTAAAAAAACCATTCTCCGACATCCAGTATGCAGAACCATCCACCTCTACGCATGCGTTTTGTCCAGCTAATCCACAGTTAGTTCCAACTTGAGAAAAACCAAATGT